TCAACAGTTGCAGCAGCAGACTGGTTTAAAAAGAATGATCGTTGGGCAGATGCTCGTAATGATGATCCAACTCCAGGAGACTGGATTTATTTTGATTTCCCAGATGATGGGGTAAATAGAATTTCTCATGTTGGTCTTTGCATTAAGAACAATGGTGATGGAACTATCCAAGTTATTGAAGGAAACACTTCAGGAACTGCTAAGGGAGATCAGCGCAATGGAGGAATGTGCGTAGAGAAGACTCGTGCATATGTAAAGAACAACAAGCCTAAGTTGATGAACGCAATTGTTGGTTGGGGTCGCCCAGTATATACTGGAGAAGAAAATGTGCCGCTACTTTCAAAGGTAGGCTCATCTGATGCTCCTGCTTCACCAACCGCACCTGCTGCAAAGAAAGAGTTTAAGCAACTCAATGTTGGCTCAAAGGGTACTTCTGTAAAGAAGATTCAAGAGGCTTTGGGGTTAGCAGCAGATGGAGATTTTGGTCCAGGTACACAAAAGGCTGTCAAGGACTTCCAGAAGAATTCAAAGTTACCAGTAAATGGTATCGTTGATATCAAAACATATAAGAAGATACTAGGAGCATAACATGGAATCAACACGAAAGAGTTCTATCAAGACAATTAGTTGGGAGACTTTTCACCTAGTTGTGCTTGCTGGAATTATCTACATATTTACTGGAGAATGGGAGTATGCTAGTTTAGGAGCAATTCTCTATATTGGTATTGAAGCACTTGGATACTTTATTCATGAAAGACTTTGGGCCAAGTTTGGAAAGAAGGTTAAGTAATGCGTATTAAGATTATTAAGTTTGTCGTTAAAGCCCTTGGGTATGAGTGGTCTGGCGATGAATTAAAACTGCCTATTTGGTATGTTAAGGAAAAGAAGAAAAAGTAGTATGCCTGTTTATGAATATACATGTACTGGAAAATGCGAAGGTACAATATTAAAACAACGTTCAATTAAGGAAGATGATCCAGGGTATGATTGTGTAACTTGCAATATGCCACTGGAACGTGTATACTCTAATGTAGGAGTTGTTTTTAACGGCTCTGGCTATTATTCCACAGACAACAGAAAGCGGTAGTATAATGTTTACAATGCTAAAAGATGAAGTTAAGCAAGACTGGATTCTTGGACCAAAGGATCGATGTGACAAGTGTGGGGCAGAAGCCCTAGTACAGGTCACTGGAATCTCTGGAGAATTACTATTTTGTGGTCACCACTATAATGCCATTATGGCTATCCCAGACGGATATAACAGCATGATGTCCTTCATGATCAGCGTTGTCGATGAGCGAGATAAACTTATTGAAAATAAGGCTAAGGGAGAAGATTATTAATGTATGAGTACTATGTAAGAAAAGTAGAAGCAGTAGTTGATGGAGACACCATCGATGTGCTTATTGATCTAGGGTTTGATATCCTATTTGCATCTCGTGTAAGACTGGCTGGTATTGATACCCCTGAGTCTCGCACAAAGGACCTTGCTGAGAAGGCTCTTGGTCTTGAAGCCAAAGAGTACCTAAAGAAGCACCTCAAGGATGCTAAGTCTGTCATTATCAAGACTGAGAAGATGGACTCATCCGAAAAGTATGGTCGTATTCTTGGATGGGTTTATGTAAACGAAGATACAGAATCCTTGAATGATAAGATGATTAATGATGGATATGCTTGGGGATATATGGGAGATACCAAGGTCAAAGATTTCGAGGCACTTAAGAAGGCTAGAGCAAAGTCAGGTAAGTAATGGATATCAAGAAGCAAGCGCTCTTGGATCACTTATTAAACCAAGGGGCTATTCAGATGGCTGACATCGATAGCCAGGGAAATATTCTGTACAGTATTACTGATAAACTACAGCAGGTTAGCCCTGACATATATGCTGAACTTAAAGAGCAGTTTGAAGATCACATGTTCAAATTAATCAAAAAAGGTCCTTCCACTATGAACTGGAGAATCAATGTCTGACACGGGCGACAAGATTGAAGATCTAATTCTTAGTGGAGCACTTGAGGTTGCTGGGATGGATATTGATACTGGAGAAATGCTGTATAACTTTACGGATAAACTCAAAGAGATTAGCCCAGAACTATACAAGGATATGTCTGACTACATATCTACAGAAACCATGGCTCTATGGGCAGATGGATTTTTAGATATTGATGTGACTGAAAAGAATCCACTGGTTAGACTAACTGAAAAGGCATTCGATGAGTCTGAGGTAGGCAAACTTAGTAAAGAAAAACAATATACACTGAAAGAAATTATAAGAATAATTAGTTTAGATAAGTAGTATAATTGTTTTGGAGAAACTATGGAATACTTTTTGGGCTCAGCGATAACTATGATAGCCATGTTTGTTACAACACGGCTCATATCGTCGCAAAAAAATGTAATAAATAAGAGTCCATTTAGGTATAGCCAAAGCAGCATTCACGAAGTTGTTTCTCCACTACTCCCAGACCTAAGAACCTATAAAAAATTTATAGATCGACAGTCAGAGCATCAGGAAGAAAGAACAAATATAAAGGTTGTTATTTTTGATAACAAGGCTTACTTTGTAAAAGATGGAACCTTTTACTGTGCAGAAATGAATGGTACAGAGATAGATGGAGCCAACGCCACCCTAGTTGACACAATGGGTATGGATAAGGTACAATTAGATAAGATGCTTTTTATAATGGATCAACTTAGAGATGGGAAGAAAAATGATAGTGGGGATTCAGGGAACCAGTAGTTTTGATGACTACCAGGTTTTTCTTAGAGCCATGGCAGTAACGATGTCTTCTTTAAAGGAAGATGATCCTTACTTTTATATTTACTCCGCAGGGCCAGCAAACATTAACTCTATGGCTATGGAGTTTGCAAACCTATCAGAACGTGGGCTAAAGTCTCGTGGTAAGCAAATTAAATATAAGGCTGTACCACCTTCCTGGATTACAGAGAACATTCTAGATATAAACTACTTTGCTTTCTTGAGTAAAGAAAGAGAACAGGTCTCTAGACTTGTTGATGAAGCAAAAGATAACAATGTCGAATACGGCATTTTCCGATACTAACAGAAAGAACAACAATGCAAATTAAGTCACTAGAACAAATGGAAACAATTGTCAAGAACAACAAGGCTTTGATCTGGGATGGGTGGACAGTGGTCAACTCTTATCCTTCTGAGAAGGGTAGAATATCACAACAGGGTGCATTCGTAAATGGCAAGTGGCACCTACAGCGTCGTTTCGTACCTTCTAAGAACGGATGGGATATACCAGATAAGTTTGTAGGTTAATATGCCAAAGCATGAGTGGAAAGATGAAGCCATATGCCTTGACTATGATACTAACTTATTCTTTGATAAGTACGAAGACGACGAGTTATTGCGACCAGCAATAGATAAGTTATGCTCTTTATGTCCAGTATCTAAAATGTGTTTTGCAGTTGGCGTATCACAAAAAGAGTGGGGCATTTGGGGTGGAGTTTACCTTGAAGGTGGACAAATATCTAAAGAGTTTTCAAAGCATAAGTCTAAGTCAGACTGGGCAAATACATGGCAAAGATTGACGGTGGACTAATATGTGGTCATGGATCCTAGCAGTAATTGGTGTAACAGGAATCTTTTTTGTTGGTAGAAAGACTATCTGGGGATGGTTTGTACTACTATTCAATGAGTGTTTATGGATTGCTTACGCATTAATAACAGACCAGTACGGCTTTATTTTCTCTGCGTTAGCATATGCAGCAGTATATATAAAGTCATATCTGCACTGGAGGAGAGAAGAATAATGTACACAGATGCAATGAGGAGAGCCTTTAGGTCTATACGTGGACCAAAAGGTTTTCAACTTCAAATCATAGATCACGATAATTTCTTAACAGTAAAGGCTAGTGAAAAAGAATTCATGAGTCTTTCTGGGGAGGAAAGAAAAGAAGCGGTAGAGTATATGATACGTACAAAGAAGGCTCTAGAGGAAAATGGTGCTATTGTGCTATTAGTTAGAGAAGGTGGGAAAGAACTATGATTGAATTTATTGCATTCTCAGTTTTTATTTTGTTATTCTTTTTCCTGATTGTTAGGAATGTTAGATTAACTATTAAACTATCTAGACTTAGTTTAGAATTAGTCAAGTCATACATTGACAGGACAGTTATATCTGAAAAACTTGCAGAGGTTTCTGAAAAGGCTAACACAAAAACTGATTCAGAATCAGAGGCATTTTTAAAATTTGTTTCAGATTCTCGTGATTGGGCATATCAGTATATTGATGAGGTACAGGAGTCGCTTCATAAGTTCATTACTGAGATTGAGCCAGAGATTGCCTACTTTGATGAGTATGGAATCGTAGGAGATGCCTACCCACACTACTACTCTATGAAAAAAATATCAGAAGCCTATAAGGATTTAAAGAAACTACTTCCAGAAGACTATGGTAAAATAGATACATGATAACATTCAAGTCATACCAGGATCTGGCATATCAGGCATTTTATTCATGCCATGTCTCTGGCTGTGAACTTGAAGCAGAGAAACTGTACAGCACAGAAACTCAAATCAGAGATGTCTGTATAGATCACTATACAGAACTAACAAAGTAATATCCTAGGAGGAATACTATGACACATCACAACGAAACAAACTCACAGATCAAGGCAGCCCTTGCATCTTACGGACGCTCAGTCCTTGGTGCAGCAGTTGCTCTTTACGCATCAGGCGTAACTGATCCAGAGACACTAGCGTACTCATTGCTTGGAGCCATCGTGCCCGTAGCATTGAGAGCAGTTAACCCTAACGACAAGGCATTTGGTAAGATGCCTGCAGTTGATGAGGTAGAGGCTGTTCTTAGAACTGCAAAGGTAGTCAAGAAGGCTGCTAAGAAGGCTCCAGCAAAGAAGCCAGCAGCAAAGAAGTAAGTAGGTAGATTAGCAGGCTAGGGCATTTGACTAGCCTGTTTTTCTATGCTATAATATTTATACCTGCCCAATAGGGGGGTAAATTAAACTATTCGCTTGAAAGGGGAATAAAATGAGGTATATTAGTAGTACAGAAAATGGCCTAGGGCCAACATGGTTAAACGATCCATTCTTTATTGGATTTGATAAAATGTTTGACCGATTAACAAACACAACAACAAATCAATCTGGCTTTCCGCCATACAATGTTCGCAAAGTAGATGAAGATACATTTGTTGTAGAACTTGCAGTAGCAGGGTACAACAAGGAATCAATCACAATCACAGAGCATGACGGATCACTTATTATTAAGGGTGAGCGTCCAGAAGATGTTGAAGAATATCTCCATAAGGGTATTG